CGGACTTTTATTCGATTTTCCATGAAAGATGTTTGTTTTTGATGAAAGAATTTGCAAATGCCTGCATTAAAGCTATTGCTTTACTCTGCATATGTTTAACGAGGAGTTGTAACCTCGCATTTGCTTTGTTAGTTTGTAAATAAAATACGAAGAGTTTCGTAGTTTTAGGGTGTTGACGAATGTGAGAGGAGAGACGTGGGTTTTATTATCCAATCCTCAACACACTCTAACTGCTTGAAAATCAACACATTACGCAATATCTGGCTGTCATCTCCCTGTCATATACGTTGTCTGTACGAGAGAAATAACAAGAGAAGGAACCGATCCTAAGATCAGTTCCCCCTCGTAGGTTAGGCTTCTTCCCCGAATGGATCGCCAGCAGCCGACATTTTTTCGAATGCTTCCGCGTCTACAGCGGTTTCAATACCCGGCGTCAGGCCAAGGCGTTTTGCGGATTCAGCGCGGTAGTCCAAGTCTTCGTGGCCATTCTTGCTGAAGAATGACTGACGATACATCGGGCATTTGTAGACTGGGTCGAGAACGATCTCACCATCAGCGTCGCGCACTTTCATGCGCTCAATGACAGATTCGCGGTCAAAGTCGTAAGAGCTGTTGCTCCATACGGCGCGTTGCTCGTCAGTGAGCACATCAGTCACATCAAAGCTGAGGATCCGATAGATCCGACTTGCAGGGTGAGCAGCCAAAAGCGCAGCGACAGACTCAACGGTGCTGCTCGAAGGCACGTTGATCCATGCAACGCGAGTGGTGGTGTAGGTCTGCGTGGTGAGCTCTTCACCGAAATCCGCATCATCGAAAAGCGAATCGGTGCGGCTATTGTTGGCACGACGGCCATAGGTCTCTTCGACCTGCTGACGCAGTTGAGCTTGAAACAGGTTGCCGAGTTTGGATTTTGCTACGGAGTCAACTCCGATAGCCAAGAATTTTTTTGCCATGACACAATTGTTTTAAAGTGTTAACACAAGACCGGGGTATCATCCCGATCAAACTTTAGACGGGGTGGGGTTTGGGGATACCCTATCAAGTCAACCTTTTACCCATTTTTCCAAAAAAAATAAAAAATAAAAAATAGGCCAAAATTATTTTTTTGTTGTTATGGAAATACGTCATCTATTTGCACTTTTTTTGCACTTTAAAGAGTGTACTTGTACTTCTATTTCGTATCTTTGCACTGTAATTAATTAATCAGAGTGATTAACTGATTGATTATCGGCCCAAAGCATGAGTAACTCCTCATCGAGCATGGGTCTAGAAGTCGGGTTAGGAACTGCGCTGTTGAAATAATACAGAAACATAGCGGTGAGGTTGTCCCCGATAGTTACGAAAATGAATGACATATAAACTGTGACTGTTTAGACAAGGGGTTAGGCTGCGATTGATTTTAAATTGCGTCTGAGAGTTGGTTCTACTTTACTTCTAACGGGGGTTAAAAGAACTGTCTAAACTGGGTAATAAGCGAAAGCTGAACGCACTGTCACACGGAAGTTGTCATTTAAAGAGCAGATTACTTGCGGAACCCAAGCTGATAATGAGTAGCATCATTTTCGGCAAAGGGGGAGTTATAATTAATAAGTTATGAAAATAAAAATTAACCCTTTCACTTTTAAGGTAAACGATGATATTACTAAAGTTGTAAGTGAACAAACTTACTGGAAATATTTTTTCAAGTTGATTAACATTGAATTGAACATATTAACTGATAAAGAGATTGAATTTATAAGTGCATACATTATCAACAGTGATATTGATTATATATGTGAAGAAATAGGTTTAACAAAGAACAATTATTATGGAATGTTAAAAAAGCTTAAAGAAAAAAAGATTATTGTTGATAATACTATACATCCTAAGTTTAAAGCTGTTATTGAATATGTAAGAAAATATAAAAAGTATGATTTTGAATTTAACATTGGATTAACTATTGGTGATGATACTTGAACAAATTATTGAACAGGAAAACAAATTATTAGCTAAGAATATTATACCTGAATATATTTATTTATCTTATGATGATTTTTTGAATTTAATAAAAGAAACTGGTTTAAGTAAATTTACCAACAAGTTTCACATGTGTAAGATTGTTATTCAAAAAAATAAAAAGGTTTTAGTTACATGACAAAAGATCACATTGAAGAATTAGCTAAAAAATATAATATGTCTGAAGAACAGATCAAATTAATATTAAATAATTTTTGGACTGGATTTAGATATTATATGACGCATCCATTGGAAAGTAAAGGAGGTATACATGTTAAAGGATTATTTACATTGTGGATAGATACATGGAAAGTGCAAGAGTTTATTGAAAGATTAAAAAGACAAGATATAAGAACAATACGTAAACAACAGTCTGTTGAATTTTACGAACAATTACTGCGACAATTAAAAAAGTATGAAAGACAAAAGAGCAAAACAAATGACTCAACGCGATCTTCTGGAACAATACAAGAATGAAGATCCGATGGAAAAACAAATATATTCACAAATGAGTACTCTTGAAGAAGAGGTTATGACAGAAGAGCAGATAGAGGCTATTAAAAATTACAATGAAAATGTATTTAATTCTGCAACAGAACAGTATAAGTCATTAAAACCAATGACTGATGTTTTGGTAAGAGTAAAAGTTAATGAACCTAGAGTTACAGAAAAAGGTTTGATAGCTTCAAACAAGTTGTATATTCCATTGCCTACACAATCTGGTGTTGGTAATTTAGGTGTAATGGAAAATCCTTATCCATACAGCAGAGTAGCTGTTGTAATTGCAAAACCTGATACTGTTTCACAAATTGAAGTTGGTGATGTTGTATTTCTTTCAAATTCTCCTGTTGAAGGTCGTTTGACTGGTAAGGGTAAAGATGCTGAAGTAGTTATCCCCAAAGGTTTTGTTCATCCATTGTCTAAAACATTTAGACTTCCTACCGACTTTACAAATGAACATTTCGGATATTTATTGGTTCCTTTTTACGAAATCCAAATGGTTTTGGGTAAATCGTAAACTAGTGTGGTACTTTATACAAGGTAATGTTAATTATTATCTGTATAAAGTATCACCTATATTTGTTTCTAAAAAGCGAATAAATCGTTTTACTGATAAATGTAATCTTTGTCAAGAATGTGTTGAAAATGAAGAAACTATATGTTGTGGATGTAAAACACTACCTATGTTTTTTTCTGATAAACCTTGTTCAAACAATAAATTCTAATGCTAGTTACAGCGCCTATTGATTATTTTTGTGATGAATTTTTTATTGATGAAAAACTTACAAATTACGACAATAATGAAATGTTACCATTTCTCAAAAATAAAACTTTAAAATTAAAACTGTTAAATGCTGATGATATTATATCGTTAGGATTTACTTTGATTTCAGAAAGTAAAAACGCTATGTTTTTTGAAAAGCATTTATTTAACAATAAAGAAATTCCAATTACTATTCAGTTAAGTATGTTAAAAACACCTGATAGTGTACGAGTAATAAATGTTCAAAAAAATGAAAATTATGTTTTGTTTGAATATGAATTAGTAACTAAAAAAGAATTAACCCAAGTTTTAAAAAGTTTGAGATGCTTATAGAAATTTTTAATTTAGGTAAAGTACAAGCAGGTAATGCTGTTGAGTTTGAATATACGTTAGTAGACAATCCTAAAAATATTGAATTGTCTTGTACATGTTTATCTACTGAAATATATGAAAACAAATTAAAAATAAAATGGACACCTAAGAAAAAAGGTAAAAATTACATTAGCAGTAGATATGTTATTATTACATATTCTGATAATATAAAAATCAAAATTCAACTTAAAATTGACGTGTATGAATAGTTTTATTAACATAAAAAAAGATTTTAATCCTGACTTAAACTTTTGGGAATTAAATCCTCATTTGATTTATTTAAAACCTTTTTCTAAGTTGTATAACGAAGATAAAAGTAAAAACAAAGAATCTTCTTCTAAAGATATGTGGTGTATATTATGGCAAGCAGAAGCTGATGAAGAGGTCAATAAATATTATAGATTACCTGAAGATATTAAATTAGATGTGTGTAAAGAATATCACAATACTTTTGAATTACACGATCCTTTGATCCAAGAATGTATAAATGCGTATCCGGAATACTGTTTAACTGTGATAGAAAGAACATATAAAACAGCAAAAGATTTTTTAAAAAAACGAGAAACTTTCTTAAAAAATGCTGATTATAATTTTGATACAATGGTTCCTTTAGAAAATGCAATATCTAAAACACCTAAGATTTTAGAAGATTTTGATAAGGTTGAAAAATTATATTTACAATCTAAAAACACGACTAACAAAGTTTACGGTAATCGCAAAGAAACATTGCGAGAAAAAGGATTAATAATGACAAATACGAAATGATAGATCATGCTAGATTAACCTTATTAAAAAACAGTTTAATAAGAATAAATACTTTAAGTAGTTTCAAAGTAGAGATTCCCAAATTACATCCTGATTCACCAAAGTATGTTAAGTTTTGGTCTGAACAATTTAAATATTGTGTAGAAGGATATTGGGGATTAGATGGAACTCAATACAGGTTTATGCCTCCAACCTTATATTTTTACAGTAACTTTTTTAAAATATTACATACAGATCGAGCTAGTAAATCAAGATACTATATTAAACCTTATGTGAGAGATTTAGATTGGATGATTCATTATTCTTATTTAATTGCTCAAGGGTTTAGTGGATTTGCTGATGATGATTTGTATTCTTGCGATAAAGCTTTATTAAACGAAGAATTGTTAGATAAGTTAAAAAACAGTGCTGAAAGTTCAGAACAAATAAGATACTCAAGATTATTTAATTTAAAAGGAGAACTTAAAAAATATGTTGATCCTTGGCATTTATTAAAAAACACGCACAAACAACCGCTAGGAAAACCTTGGTATTCTAACCCTGCTTGCAATCTAATGTTGTTTGGTTCTCGTGGTGGTGGTAAAAGTTATACCATAGCTGGGATTACTGCACATACGTTAACCTTTGATGGTATTAAAGAAGTTACAGAACAAAACTTATTAAAACCACCAAAAGCTGAAGTTTGTATAGGAGCAGGTCAATCAGAAAAATCTGCTGATATTGTTGACAAAGTTGTTGCTGGATTAAATGCTTTTGGAACACATGATGATTTAGGTGTTTGGGGAAAACCGGGAAATACAGATTATACGCCTATGCCATTTTATAGAGATTGGATAGGTTCAGTTGCTCCGGGTAATAAAGCTAAAAATCCTTTTAGATATGAGTATGAAGTACAAACAGAATCTGGTTGGCAGTTGGAAGGTAGCGGAACTAAATTAGTTCACGTTAACTATTCGGATAAAAAACAAGGAGGTGCTGAAGCTGCTGCTGGTGGTCGTTACTTATTGAATGTATATGAAGAAGTCGGTTTGCAACCTAACTTTATAGATGCTTTACTTTCTAATATAGGTACGGTTTCTGTAGAAGGTGAACAAATGGGTGTACAGATAGGTTTAGGTACTTCTGGTAACTTAGATCTTGTGCAACAGTCTAAAAAAGTATTTACTTCTCCTGATGATTATAACTTTTTAAGTTTTGAAGACATTTGGGAAGATAATGGTAAAATTGGATTTTTTATTCCTGCTTATTTATCTGATGCTTCGTTTAAAGATGCTAATGGTAATACTGATGTAGAAAAAGCATTAAAACATTATTATAATAGACGAGAACAGTTAGTAAATAAAAATGATCCTAAGCTTATTAATGCAGAAAAAATGAACTATCCTTTAGTTCCTTCTGACATGTGGGTAAGCTCTAAAGGACATTATTTTCCTGTTGTAGAAGCATTAGAAAGAGAAAGAGAATTATTAAAACACGATTTGTATAAGTATATTGGTACACCTGTACATTTAGTATGGGATAGTAAATATCCTTATGGTGTAAAACATACAGTAAACGAAGAAGCAGAACCTTTCTATGAATTTCCTTATACAAGATCTATGACTTCTTCTGAAGGATGTATAATGATTTATGAACATCCTAAATATGAAAAAGGAGAGATTCCAAATGATTTATATATTTTTACATTAGATCCTTATGTAGCAGAAAATATAGAAGATGGTGAATCATTGGGTGTGTTGTTTGGATTCTTAAATCCTAAATATACAAAAGATGGATATAATGGTAATTTTATGGTATGTTCTTATATTGGTAAACATTTAGCAGGTACTTCTGCTTTTTATGAAAACTGTGAAAAAATAATGGCATATTATGGAAATCCGCGAAGAGGTTTATGGTATGAAGCCAACCGAGGTAGTTCTGTTAGAGATTATTTTATAAAAAAGAACAAGTTGTATCTGCTAGCTCCTAGACCTAATAAGTCAAAAGGTTCTAACATGTTTGATAAAAGAGTTGCTGACTATGGATATTGGTTGAGTAACAAATTAGATAAAATAGAAGCAATCCAAGATACACATGATTGGTTGTTATCTAAAACTATGTATGATGGACAACCAAAACGAGTAATAGAAACAATACCTTGTATTTTTACTATAAGACAAATGATCAATTTTACTTTAGATAAAAAAGATAACTTTGATGCTATTTCTGCATTAATTGGTTTTCCTTTAGCATTGAAAGAAATGGAACACAACAACATTAAAGAAGAACAGAAAGCTGTCAAGCATAATCCTTTAGCTTTTCTTTCTGTCAATCCAAACATTTTTAAAGATGACCTACGTAAATTCAGATATCAAGATAATTATCGAAGCGATTAATAAAGCTGCTGAAATCATAACTTCAACTATGGGAGGTTTAGGAAAGAATGTTATTCTTGCTGATGATTATAATTTAGTGTTTACTAAAGATGGAGTATCTGTTGCTAAAAAAATTAAATTTAATGATACTACTGAAAATTTAGGTGCAAGATTACTGATTAATGCAGCTAATAAAACTGTAAGTGAATGTGGTGATGGAACAACTTTAACTTCGCTTTTAGTTAAAGAATTTTTAAAGTTATATCAAGATAGTGCGCATCAATTTGAAACACCATCTGCTTTTGTAGAATACGTTGAAGCTGAAATTGAAACTTTTAAAGAATATTTAGAAAACAAAAAAGAGCTTATAGAAAACAATATGGATATTTATAAAGTTGCATACACTTCATCTAAAAGTTCAAGAATTGCAAGTTTTATTGCTGATATTTATAAAGCTACTGGTTTAAAAGCTAACATTTCTTTAGAGATGTCAAGAACAAGCAATAATACTTATTTTGATGTAATTGACGGTTTAGATTTTCAATCAGGTATGGTACATTCTGGTTTTGCAAATCAAGAGAATGGTACTTGTATTTTTGACAATCCTTATATTGTAATTTCTAAAGATCCAATTAGTACACCTGATGATTACGAACAATTTATCGGTGAATGTTTTCAAGAAGGAACTCCTGTTGTTTTTATAGCACCTATGTTTTCAGATGCTTTTTTAAGATACTGTTTGTTAAACAAAAAAAGTAAAAACTTAGAGATATGTTTAGTAAAGCTTCCGGGATTTGGAGAAGCTGTTCATGAAAACATCAAAGACATTAAAGCATTTATGTCTGAAGATGCGCCTACTGTAAATAAAATAAAAATTACTCCTTACGAGTTTATTCTTTATAATTCAACTAGCAAATCTAAAATTACAAAGCGAGTTAACGAGTTAACAAGCTTAGCTGAGTCGGCTGTTGAAGAATATTTTGAAAAAGATTATTTGAATAGAATATCAAGACTTAACCAGAGTAGTGCTGTAATTTATGTTGGTGGTATCACAGAAAAAAATGCTAAAGAAGAATATGATAGAATTGAAGATGCTTTAGGAGCAGTAAAAACTGCAATAACAAGTGGGTTTGTTAAAGGCGCTGGTGTTACTTTATATCAGTATGCAAAAAATACAAATACTATATTGAGCTCAGTTTTAAAAGCACCGTACATTACTATTTTAAGCAATGCTAATAAACATTCAATTATAAAAGAAGAAAGCGAAATACCATTTAATGTTAAAACAGGAGAATATGATAACAACATATCTGATCCTGTAAACATTATTAAAAGTGCGTTAGATAACAGTTTTGCATTAGTAAAACTTTTAATTAACACCAAATTTATAGTTTATGAAACAAACTAAAAACATACTTCTGAATATGAAAGTTTCAGAAAAAGATAAATATGCTAATGAAGGAGAATGGTTTAAAAAATTTATGCAATACGTAGTTCCAGCAAATGTAGCCATTGTTGATGATTATGAAACTATGAAACTTTTATATGAAGTTGCTAATAACAATTTAAACGGATTTAAAGATAAAATTAAATTGTTTGTTAATCCGGAAGGATTTGACTTTAATGATTTAGATGAAGAATTAGTTCCTTATCCTGAACTAAGAAATAAGATAAATGTTTTAAAAGGTGAAATGTTAAAACGTTCAGATAATCATAAGATTATGTTGTTAAATGCAAGAGCAATTCGTGACAAAAATGAAAAGCTTCTTAATTTAATACAACAATCTGTAGATGAAAAACTTGCAATTGAATTAGAAAAACAAAAAATGAAAATGCAAGGAATGTCTGAAGAAGATATTAATCAATATGTGCAAGAGTTAAGAACTCAATTAGAACCAGAAGATTTGCTTCAAAAAAACTGGTTATCTGATTTAGAAATATTCAATTCTAAAGCTTTAGAATATTGTAAAAATGAACAATCTGTTAAATTAAAACAAATGGATACTTTAGAAGATATTATAGTGTCTGATAGATGTTTTGTTTATTCTGGATTTAAAAATGGCAAACCTCACTTAGAAGTACGGAATGTATTGTTTTCAGGTTTTCATAAAAATCCTAATGAAAGATTTGTTCATAAAGGAGATTGGTTTTGGTATAGAAAAGCAATTACTCCTATGGATGTTTTAAACAATTATGATTTATCTGAAGAAGAAATAAACAGATTAGGCATTGGAACTTATATGTCTACGTCTGTTGATAGACGACATGGTGTAGGATTACCTGATTCAAAGCCTGTGTTTGATCAAACAAGAAAAGAATTGTTAGAATCAACAAATACAGAAAACAGGTATGCTATGGATAAAAATTTAGGATTAGCAATGACAGGTTCGTTGGATACTAAATTTAGAAGATCTTTAATTTGGGAAACACATTTAGAATTTAAAGCGTTTAAAGAAATTATATTTTTATCTTATACTGATGAATACAATAATGAAATTGTATTACCTGTTTCTTCTGATTTTGAAATTCCAAAAGATGCAAAAACTGAAAAATTTATTAATCGCTACGGAGAAAAAAATACTCGTTATGTATGGCTCGATCCTGTTATGGGTATTGAGTATACAGCAGAAAAACTATGGATACCGAGAAAATATGAAATTGTCAGATTGGGCAACGATGTTTATCCAATCTTTAGGGAGGTTCCTTTTCAATCAATAAATATTGAACAACCTTACAGCACATTTGAATTATCTACTAAAGGTGCTATTTTTTCAGCAAGAAATGCAAAACCTGTTTCGTTATTGGGTTATGCATTAGCTCCTTATTTTCAATATTTGTATATCAAATATGTTCAA